CGTTTTCCCTCACGCGGTCAACGATGGCCGTTCCAAGCGATTCCCGAAGCTCCCGGCGTGTCAGGTTGGCAATCAGGATGGTCGGCCTGTTGTCGGCATACCTCGCGTCAATCAGGTGAGTGAGAAGCCGATCCTCAAACGCCGTGTCACCGCGCTCCTGTAGCTCGTCAATTATCAGGAGTTCCGCGCCGCGCAGTTCGTCGATGATCGCAAGCTCGGATTTGGTCGAGTCCTTGAACGTCGCCCGGATCTCAAGGAAAAACCTCATCGCCGTCCGGTATCGCGAATGGCCGGCAGCGAGCGCCAGTTCTGCGGCCATACGTGTTTTGCCCCCGCCGCGTTTGCCGTGCAGTATCAGGATTCCGTTGGCTTTGGTGATCTCGTAAGCATCCTTCCTCGCTGCCAGCCATTCGGCTCCGTGCGGCTCGGTCTCGATTTCCTTCGTCCATTTCGACGGCCATCCGGTAGCGGTTCCGATGGCGTTGGTGATGATCTTGGCGTTTAGCTCGTCGCATTTGCGCTTGGCGGATTCGGGGTCGCCTTGGGTTGATTCGATAATCTCCGGATCGTCGGGGGAATACAGGGCGGGTGATTGGTATTGTTTCATTGGTTGTTGTTTGAGTATTGGTGAGGGTTATAATGCGTAGATGGCGATTCCGAGGAAGGTTCCTGCGGATTTTTAGGGGTGTCGGTGTTTGTTTTCATATCGGTAGATCCTGTGTTTCGTTGTAGTTGTTGTTTCTCTGGCGGTGGGCGGGTTGGGCTGGTTTCGATTGGTAGTTCGTTTCCTCGTAAATTCCTTGGTAGCCCTTGGTTATGCTATTCTCAATTGCCGCAATTGATCTGCTCTCACCAATTTTGGATAGAGCGTTAAGTTGCTTCTTGATGGTAAGCGCTGTCATTTTCTTTTTGATCTCCTTGCGGTGCTGCACCCATTCACTCCAAGCCACTGAAAATTCATCTGATCCAAAAGGCAAGGCGACCTCCTTATTGGTTACTGTTCCTTGGTTACTGTTATTGTTTATACCTTCCCGGCTATCCATTTGCGCCAAAGGCGCTACTCCATTTGCGCCAATAGGCGGCGCTCCATTTGCGCCAATAGGAAGATCGCCCTTCGGTATTTCATTTGCGCCAATAGTAGTATCTGATTTGCGCCTATTGCAGCCATCCTCTATTGGCGTTCCATTTGCGCCGATAGGGATAAGGATTTCATACCTGTTTGAGTCAGCAAAACGCTTCCCAGCCCTCCTTATCAACCCCTTTTCGGATAGTGACTTGAGAGATTTCCAAACTGTATTTCTAGCCATTAAGCAATCACTTGAAATTGTCTCGGCTTTCGGCCAAGCGATCTTGGTTTTGTTATCAGCCCTTGCGGATAGACAGCAATAAACCCTAAACTCTGCCTGTGAGAGTTTTGCGGCATTGAGCCATGCTGGTATGAATGCAGATGGTAACATTAGGAAGAGGATCGCCCTTGCAGTCCGTGTGGACAACCCGACGCATAACGACGGCACACGAACGCACAAGGGCGCATTATTTGTTTTGTTCTCATTCCGGTTGTCACGGACTGGTCGCGCTAGGCGACGGGTTTAATTTGGCTTGTTTGCCTCCAATGTAAACCTCACAATTTCATTCAGCGCCGCTTCAAGCTGCCCCCTTGTCTTTTCAAGCGTTCGTTTGAGATCGCGGATTTGCTCGTACTTGGTGATGATCGGTGGGGGTTTCATGGCTGTTTCTTCTTGTCCCATTTCCGGGCGATTTTCACGGCATCACGGATCGCGCATGATATGTTCCAAGCGGCATCCGCACCATTTAAACTCCCGTCCCTGCCTCCTGCGCTCCACGATATCTCGGTGTCTCTCCATTCTCCATCTATGCCCTTTGACTGACATATCCTAATCATGATCGCTGGCCAGAATCCATCAACTTTGTAGGATACTTCTCTTCGGTATCCATCGTTTAGAGTTTTTCGCGTAAATGGATATTTCATGGCTTACCCTCGATTTCGGATAGCTCCGTGAATAGATCGACGGCCTGTTCCTCGCTGGAGAATGTCCTGAACTTCCCGTGGTCGATAACCTGGTGGATCTCCGTTTTGCCCCGTCGCCCGATTGCCCGGCATACGTCGCCGGATCGCTGGACGACCTGGAACTCGTAGCCGTTTCGTTTGTAGTATTTTAGTTCGTTCATTGTTGTTTTTCTCTCTCGTTTTGCATCATCCCCAGAACCTCCATGATGGTGTCCTTCGGTAGTTTGAGCTTATGCTTCTGGCGATCCTTCATCCTAAAATGCAGAGCGGTAAAGCATAGCACCCGCCAGCCGTGGGCATTGGCTTGGTTGAACTTCTCCGCGTCGTTTGTTAGTCCTTTGATTGAGCTATGGCCGGACGCTCCAGGACGAACGAATCCGGCATGGCCCTGATATTCTAACGCAAGCTTGATGCTGGGAATTGCGTAGTCGAATCGCCACATCCTGACAGGGTGGAATCTGTGTTCGCATACGACCTCCTCGGTTCCGAATAGGGTTTGCAGGGTGTGGAGCAGATATGCCTTGTTTTCCTTGCCCGGCTTCATACAGCTCCCTCCCTGCAACATCCGTCGCAACCATGGATGTTCAATGATTCGTCGCGGCCAATGCGGATTCCATGCGCTACGTCATCTGGATCTGGATGGCCTATGCCGTGCGGGCATATCCGCTCCATCACGCCCTTATCGTCACGCCATGACATAGGCCATTCGCGCATGTGGTGATCGGATGGGTTGTGGATACAGCAATGACTCCCGGAGCATTTGTCGGGGCTGTGTGTTTTCAGGCCATTCATACAGCGCCCTCCTCATTCCAAAGCTTAAGCCCGATGGCCTTGGCAAGATTTGTGATCGCATCGTCCTCTGATTGGCCGTAACCAATGATATTGTATTCCTCGTATATCCGGCATGATTCCTCCATGATCGTCGGCAGGTCTTTTCCCGCGTCGATAAGTAAAGGCTGTATAGCCATCCAAGGCTCCGGCATATGTGATGCTTGATGCGTTAGGATACGTTCACGCTCGATCCATTGCAGTCTTGGCGACTTGCTTTCCGGTATGTCAAATAGTTCGTTCATAGTGTGACTTCCTTTCCGGTTGCTTTGTTGATTGCTTTTTTTAAATCATCAATGTATTTCGCGGTATGAGACGCATCCTTCCACATCGGCGTTTCCCATCGGTCAACTAAGGCTTGCGCGGATACTAAAAAGTCCGGAGCGGCGGCTATCAGTCGGGCGTTCGCTTCATTTTCTCCATCATCGAACTGAGAGGAATGTCCAAGCCATATGAGCTGATGCCCATTGTTGTCTCTGATGTAAAATGATCCGTGTCCCTCACTCGAGAATGACCATGGCCCCGGCGTGTGTTGTGATTTACTCATTGCCCGCCCTCCTCATTAGATGGGTCAACGCCGTCCATCCAGAACGTCCGTGGGGTCGTTGTCATCGTGATCGCGACGCATTGCAGGATCTCAAATTGAGCGCCGGGATGTTTCGCGGCAAGCCTTAGCGACTCTTCTTGCGCTTTGTTCAAGCTGGAATGCTTGACTGTTGGCTGACTATATCCAGGTCGGTATATGTAGTAGTATGGTTTCATATTGTTGTTCGGTTCTCAAATTTTCGCCTCAAATTCAGCATCCCAAAGGCTGGCGATTTCATCCCGCGCAGATTCCAGGTGTTCCGCGAACTCATCAATTCCAGCGGCCATGCGCTCCGTATAGTCGTCGCGCTCGATAAGGACGCGAACAGTCGGCAGTCCGGGGCAGTATGATTGCAGCCACCATGCCTGAGCGCCAGTTGTAGCCATCGAAAAATGGCATTGATCTCCGTAGGTTTTGACCAGGCTGTCAGGATTCAGGACGTATCCAACGTGAGTCGCCGGCATAGGTGCCTTGCCTTCAAATCCGATTGGTTTGACGACGATAATCCCATCCGGCGAGCATCCTGCCACGCCTGATTTATGCTCGCAGAATCCGACCTCTAGGATGGTTTCTCCGCTCCACGCCTCAAATGCTCTCACGGCGGCAGCTTCCTGCCTGATACCGTTCCAGATTGCCCACATAGCCGGATTGCGCGGCGGTGGGCCATCGGGGTCAACCTCCCATTGGTCGGGAACGGCGCAGTTGGACATTGCCCCGATGATGCGACAGATGGACGTGTGGCGAGCGTCCTTGGATCCTTGGCTAATGTCCGGTCGCGGCAGCATCTCGGGCGGGAGCAAGGCCATAAGCTCGGGCTTTGCTCCGCTCTTCTTGTAGGGCAGCGCGAATCGGTCGAGGATGGTCTTAATCTCGTCAACCGTGATGCGTGCGACGGGTGCTTCTGCGAGCCATGAGCCAATGATGGAAGCGGTGAGCTTGTCTTTTCGGATCTCATACCATGCCTCGCTCCTTTGGGGCATGGTGTGGATTTTGCAGTCTGGGAATAGGTGGTTCATTGCTTGATTACGGTTGTGGTTGCTTGGTCTAGGTCAAATTCGATACTTACATATTCGCCATAATCAACCCATCTTTTTAAGTATTCGGCAATAGCTTCATGGCGTTTTTCAATAAGTTCTTCAATAAGTTCTTCAGTTCCAAGTTGGCTATGCCCTATGGTTTCCAATACCTGCTTTTCAGCGGCTTCCCTGATCGCCTCATAGAATCCATCAGGATCTTTTAATGTGATTTTGATTTTCATTTCATCCCTCCTTCGATCATGCCGACGATCTCTTTTTCAGCATCGTCAGCAAACTCTATCAGGCCCTCAGCCATCCGTCGCAGTATGTGAGGGCTAGCGGAGAACCTAACGGTTTCAAATTTCCTTTCACGGATCATCTCTCCCCCATGATCCGGGCGGTAGGTCGGCTCACTGAGAACCAGCCCCACCTCAATCTCCGGCCTAAGTTTCCCGCCAGCTATGACAGCGAGGAAATTAGCGGTCGTGGTGACTATCTCTTTCATTGTCCTTCCTCCTTTGCTTCGCGGGCAGCTAGCATTGCGTCGGCAAGAGCATATGCTTTCCTTGCAAACATTTGCTGGATAGTTTCCCCGTTGTTCAACATATCGAATTGGCAGGCATCAATGGTTCCAGTGATTGCCATGCCAGCGAACCAGTCGCGCATGGAAAGACAGCCGTCCGCCTCAAGAGTTATCATGCTTTCGATATGATTTCCGTACTGCGTCCGGTGGATCATATTTGGGGCGATAGAACCTCCGTCATTGGTTGCGCTCATTGTCCTTCCTCCTCCTCTTTTGGTTCAGCTTCCCACTTGTCGTCATCGGGCGCGGAATCTTCATCGATCACCGGAACCTCTTCCTTTTTCCGAAACGGGTTGGTGTCGGGCAGGACATGCTGCTGCGGGGTGGCGTTTCGCATCTGCGGGAACTCGTAGGAATCGGCCTTAGCGATGCTGTCCTGGATCTCAGGGCAAAGCGTTAGCCATTTCGTAAGGCGGCGGAATGCGGTCTTTTTTGCCATCTCGCTCCAATGCGCGACCCATGGCCCCGACTGTCCCGCCTTCGATGATTTGCGGATCTTCTCGATATCAGCCTTGGACATGATTTCAGCTTGCACACTGCCATCCTTCAGCGTGACTTGCGCGTATGCCGCGTATGGCTCTCCTCGATCATTCTTGAGGTCGTAGGTATGCCGCGTTACCTCGCCCATCGAATGCTCAAACTCGTCGTTCTCGCATACCGTATCGGCGTGGATTTTCGCAACGTCGCCGGATCTACGGACAAGCTCGACCAGGCCTTTGTAATCCACTACAAGGGTGCATTCCTTTCCATACGGGATCAAGTGGGCGCGTCTTCCGTCCGGCTCAAGTCCCATCGCGGAAAGGTCGAGCAGGCATTTAAAAAGGCTTTCTTGTGTGCAGTCCACCAGCTTCGGGGTGCGCGTCAATGCCGTGATTGCGATGCGTCCGAATCTTTCGGCGGACAAATGCCGGGGCAATGCGGCAGCGAATTGCTTTTGCATTGCGGGTGATGATATCGTGTTTCGTAGTGTTGCTATTTGGTTGCTCATATTATCGTTTGTTTTGGAGAGTGTTGCCGTCTTTCCGGCTGTCCCGATTTTTGCTAGCTATTGAGAATTGGTTTCCCGCATTTGCGTTTTACTAGTTTCCGAGCCGTGCCTTCCCATGCGTTGCGGCTATCCCTACCCTCTCGGGTCATGGCGGGAGAAGTTTGTTTTGTAGATTTATCCGATGAAGAGATACGCGACGAGGCATAGCAGTGATATGATCCAAACAGCCATGATGACTCGCAGAAACAATATCCAGACCCAATCAAGGCTCCGATGCTTGCGTCGACGGTTAAGGTTACGGCTGGGAGACATGCGGCGGATCAGTTCGATTTCGTTTGTGATGTCGATTACGGATTTGTTTGGGATGTATTCGTTCATTGTTGTTTGGTGGTTGTCATGGTGCTTTCTTGATGTTTACTAGTGTTATGTTCTCGGGGCTGATCGGCGCGGTCGTCCCGGTGATGATTTTGTGGGCTGTTTCCAGTCCGGTCAGGCTCGGGTGGTAAATTGCGATCTCCGCGCCCCTGTGCGTGATTATCGCGATGTATCCAGGTTTTGCCAGGGTCCGGCATTTGTCGGGTATTGGCTGCATGTGTTCTAGTCGTGGAAAGTGGTGGCATACGGGTCCCGGTATGCCAGCGGGGTTCTTCATAATAAATTTGCCGTGACGGATCGCTGCCCGAATGCTGTGGAATTACTTCATCTGATTACCTCCATTGGTTGTGCGCCCGTCCTAGGGGCTGGCACCCCGAAACCCGCTGGCTCTTGCGAACTCAGCGGGTGATTTAAGATAGTCATCGAAAGCTTTAGATTGTCACCCCCTCCGAATACCATCCCCTCACCCATTCGTCGTGGTAATCCGGGTGGCGTTCGTAGCCGTAGGGATTCGTTTCGATCCCGTGGTAGTATTCGTGAGCCTCCTGGCCTTCCTCGAAAGGGGTAAGCTCGATGTGGTCCTCGTCGCGATCATCCGGCGGCGCTGCGTAGCGTGTTTCGTCCTCAATGGATGGCAAAACCCCTGCGTAAAAAAGCCTCATTGTGCGCCCTCCTCTTGGATGAGTTTTGCAAACGGCCAGTGGTAGCTCGTTATGTCCGCTCCTCCCTTCATGCCGTTCCATTCGCATGGCCCGAACCATTCGCCTTTGGGGCAGACATGTCCGTAAACGTCGCCTTCGTAATCGCCAAGGATTCCGGCGAGTTCGTATCCTTTTGGGGGTGGTGGTAATTCGTTCATTATTTTAAGGAGTTCCCCGCGCCTCCCGGTCAACCGACCAAGGAAAAGCG